TAGAATGTAGTTCATTATATTGTTCGAGATAATCACTTAGAAACCTCAGTTCTTATAGTTATCTTAGCGAGCATATCATAAGACTGCGAGATTGTCAACCCCCCCACGGTCAGAAAACCCTCATAATTCCCTGCGAGAATCATAAATATCCATTATACCTGGAAGATTATGGTCTGAAAAGCTCTTGACAGACTCATGAATTTCTGGTATTATATAAAAGTTATCGCAGGAAACCCAATGTCTGTATACACTCTCTCGCAGAAGACTAGGTATCGTGTAACTCTGAATATCGAAGCATTTGATGACTTTGATCCTCATAATATTGATTGGAACAAGTTGTTTGATCTTCAAGGTGATGAATCCTGCGAGGTTTATGTAGAGAATCTAAGTGAAGATGTCTGGTAATTCTTGATATTATATCTCGATTATAGCATCTCGATGATATAAAATAACAAAGAATGTGCCAGTTTCGGAAGTGGCACAAGGGGGGTTGCAATTTTCGAGAATCGGTGCAATGATACATTTGTTGCTGAAAATCGACCCTTGAAAGACATTCGAATTCGTGTCGAAACTTACGATGGTTTGTGTACAATTTGGTATGAGCGTTCAAAACTCAAGAATGCTTGCGACATTATCAGCAAGCGTGTATACAATCAACTCTGCGGTTTGAACATCAAAGAAGTCAATGTTTCTGTGATCTGATTATGGAATTCATCAACTACGTTCGTTCATTCTATGGACCTGGTGGAGTTTATGACATGAGAGCCACGGATGAAATGATTATCGATGCCACCATACAGTACTTGACAACGCCTGGTATACATTGGGCAGATGGTGATAGTTTCGACCGCGAAGAGGTTCGTGACATTATGATCGAACGGTTCGGGCTTGTGCCAATCTGAGAACTGGCACAAAGGGGGTTGAAATGCCCCCGAATCCGTGCCATCATACATTCGTTGCTGAGAAACACTCCATGTTTGATGAACTTTGGTCCGAGATTCAAGACGCTCCTGGTGAGATCTTTGATCTTGACATTCCCGAACTTCGTGATCCTGAGAAGTTCGATCTGAATGAGTATCTTGCTGCTGATTATGACTATTGATTTGATCGCTTCAATCGTTCTTCGTTTCTACTTTCACCACCACTGAACTCATGTCGATTCTCATCAAGTTTCAAGGGCGTTGGGTAAAGATGAACCCTCGTCTCTCTGCTCCGAGTGAGTGGCAAGATATCATCAACAAATCCTACATTCGTGCCTGAAATGACCGAAGTTCTTGACCTCAACCAGGCAGAGATTCGTGCTCTGTTGGATCTCATTGAGTTTCATGATGATTGGGACGAAGTGAGTGAAATCGTGGGTGTGAATGTTGCCCAACTCTATGACAAAGTTTCCGCACTGGTGACCTACTGATGATGAACCAACTTGAAATGTTGAGTGCTCGTGAACAACTCATGGAGGACATTGACTGTATTTGTGATGAGTTTTTCTGCGAACATTTTCCCAATTCTAAAGATCAATTCGATGATTTAGTTCGCGTCCTTTGTGATGCTGTCTGCAACAACTTTCCCTCCAAGTAACAACAATGCAATTCCAAGTTACCTACGTTGAGTTTGATTTTGACGGTGAAGATGAGATGGATGGGTATGAAAAAGATACCATTACATCTGAGGTGATTGGTACATTCTGGGAAGCCGTTGATGATGAAGATCTCATCGACGAGATTACATGTGCAACTGGTTGGTGCATTAAATCTATTGATTATCGTCACATTCTTTCCTGATCATGACTAAGTTTTTCGTTGGAATCGTTGTTGGCATTGTGTTAGCAACTGTTGGGTTCAATGGTATGGCACAACTTGGAAATCGTGCTGTGCAAGGTATACAATCATTTACACTCGACAACTCTGTTCCAGATCATCGGTGACAGTTGAACAAGTGGCACAAGACCCCTTGATTTCTGCTTGATTCCGTGTCATACTACATTCATGCAAAACAAACACATCGAACACCCCGAAGATTCTATCCTTACGGGTGATCTTTCGGTTCTTGATTGGTTCACTGCTCGCGGATATTTGAGCGTAAAGATTGACGGTGCTCCCGCTATTGTGTGGGGAATTGACCCTGCCTGCGGTGAGTTCTTTGTAGGAACCAAGGCAGTCTTCAACAAGAAAAAGATTCGTATTGCTCACAATCATGCAGAGATTGATGCGTTCTATCAAGGTGAAGTTGCGAGTATTCTTCACACTTGCTTTGATTATCTTCCTCGCACAGATACTATCTACCAAGGTGATTTTATTGGTTTTGGTGGTGATACTGAGTATACTCCCAATACGATCACTTACCAATTTTCTGAGATAGTTTCTCAGAAAATTATCATTGCTCCGCATACATGTTACTATGCAGAATCTGATCTTCGTGATAGTTGGGCAATTTCTCTCACTGTAAATCTGCAGAGCACGGATCACGTCAAGTTCGTGAAACCTGATGCCTACATTCAGCACGGTCAAACGTCGTTCGCTGATGTAGAGGAAGTCTGCAACTTTGCCCGCCAGATGGCAACAACTGCAACTTTTGTGAATCAAAAAGGTGCTGAACGTCTGAAGAAAGTAATCAATATCTTCATTAAAGTTGGTGCGGTTCTGGATGATGAAGCACTCGCATATATGGGTGATTGTGACATCAATCTGATTCGTCTGTGGAAGTTGGTGAAGTCAATCAAAGAAGATTGTCTCTTCCTGTGCCGCAACAATGGTCCCGCAACATACCTGAACGGCAACAGAGTTGATGCTGAGGGTTATGTTCTGACCAATGAGTTCGGTATGTTCAAACTGGTCAATCGTGAGGTCTTTTCTAATGCTAACTTCAACCATGGTCGGTTTCAGTGTGCTGCCTGAATAAGTGACACAAGCCCTCTTGTGGAACGGTTGAATCCGTGCCATATTAGAAGAACTAAAGGAACTCACACAATCATGCTTGAAATCATCCTGGCATCGGTAATCGTTGGCAAAACACAAGTTGGACCCGAACAAGTTCGCTATGATCTCCTCACAAAAGAGAATCAAGTTGTTGTAGTTCATGAGAACACTGTGCAGCGTATTCTTGAGATTCAGTGAGACTGGGTGTGACGGTTGAACAGGTGGCACAACCCCCCCTTGTGGAATCCTCGAATCGGTGCAATACTAAGGCATACCAAAGGAAACAACCCATGACCCGCTACGACGTTCGCTGCCCCTCTGCTCCCTGGGAGAACATGACCATCGATGCCGACCGTGCCTGGGACTTGTGCCTGAACCTCTCTGAAGAGTACGGGTACGCTCAGGTCCTCTGCAATGGCGTTGTGATCGGTGAGTACAGGGACGGTCGCTGAGCTGTCCACAAGGGGGTTGCAATGCCCCCTCCTGACCCCTTATACTACACACAGAACAACCAACCACCATCATGCGTAAGATCGAACAACAAATCATCACCGCAGTTCGTGACAACAAAGATCTCAAAGTTGCCAACTCTGAGGTGATCACATACACCAACCATTCTGATGTCTATCTGCATGGTAATCTGATCGCTCGGATTGGTGAAACCTACCTCGAATTGTTCGATGGTGGGTATCAATCAAACACCACAAAGTCTCGCCTCAATGCACTTCTTTCTGCATTTGGTATGGAAGGTGAGTGTGTCTTTCAAAAGAACTTTCAGTGGTTCGTTAACTACAATGGTTCTTCGATTCCGTTCTTCTCAGGTATGCGTTTGGCATGATCTTCTGTCCTAAGTATAACTAACTCATTCGTTCTTCACTCACAATCAACCGATGCAAATCTCTGACTTCCTGATCACTTCGTTTCAAAATGTTCGTTCTTCAAAGCGTACCGATCAACTGCACAAAGTTCTGCTCGATGAAGTTCTGAATTCGAATCCTGAGTGGGCAGAGTATACTTGGGAATATGAATATCAGTTGCCTGTTGATGGTTTCGGTGGCACCTTTGATGTAGACATTGCTGGTTTCAGTG